ATGGGGGCGGATTCGAAAACGTCTGTCAATCTCGCGGCTAGTGCCGCTAAACTCGTGAAAGGAACCGGCGTCATGCCTACGTTCGAAGAATTTGTGATGTCTCTTGGAATCGACGTTGCTACGTTGACTCCGGAAGCATCCGCTGCCCTGATGGTCGCCTATACGGCGAAGCATCCACCCGCTGCTCCTGCAGTTCCTGCTCCGGCTGCTCCCGCTCCTGCGGTTCCTCCGGTTGCAAACCCAACGGCCGCTGCTGGCGACGCTTCGGTTAATCTTGAAGCAAGCCTGGCCGCGAATCGAAAAATGATCGCTGCCCAGTTCCGAAAGTCTGCCGAAATTCAGGCAAAGGCTGCTGGATATCCGTTGATTGCTGCGAAGGCGATCGAAGAGGATTGGTCTATCGAAAAGGTCGAGCTGGAGGTTATGAAAATCGTAAACGCGAAGGCTCGCCCGACGTCGTTTTCTGCATCCCAGAACGCTCCGGAAAACCAAGCTTTGGTTATCGAAGCTGCTTTGTGCTCGTCACGTAATTTGACGAACAACGGCCGGAAGCCCGGTACTGTTGAAATCGAAAAGCAATATGACGACAAGATTCTGCAGGCGGCTCACACGCAGTTCCGAAATGGTATCGGTCTGCAGCAAATCCTTATGATCGCTGCCGCTGCAAACGGTATGATGATCAATGCGGGTTTCAAGATCGGAACCGGAAACTTGCGTGAGTTGCTTCGGCATTCTTGCGCTCGTTCGGTTGAGGCCGCTGGCTTTTCAACCTTGTCGCTGCCCGGGATTTTGTCGAACGTTGCCAACAAGGAAATCCTTGAAGGCTACATGGACGAGGATACGATCTGGCGTGAAATCGCTGCCATCAAATCTACGTCTGACTTCAAAACCCTGACGTCTTACCGAATGCTCGACGATATGGCTTACGAGGAACTCGGGGCTGGCGGTCGAATCAAGCATGGAAAAGTCGGCGAGGAATCGTTCACGCGATCGGTCGATACTTACGCGAAAATGTTCGCTCTGACTCGACAAAATATCCTGAACGACGACATGTCGGCTCTGGATGATTTGCGAACTCGTGTTGGTGGTGGTGGTGCCATCAAACTGAACGATCTGTTCTGGACGACGTTCCTCGGAAATCTGGCTACGATCTTCACGGTCGGTCGAACGAACTACATCTCCGGGTCAACGACGAATTTGCTGACCGACGGTGTTGGTCTCGGGCTCGGGCAGAAGGCATGGCGTTCGCGTCGATCGCCAACCGCCGACGGTTCGAAGCGAATGTCTGGTCAGGCTAAATTCCTGCTGGTTCCTCCGGAGCTGGAAGTTATCGCCGACCAGTTGTACGCGACGAAAAACTTGGCAACTGTCAAGGTCGCGGACGCGAATACGTTCGGGAATAAGTATCGACCTATCGTGGCAAATCAGTTGAGCGATTCCGCTTACTCTGGCAATTCCGCGACGGCGTGGTACTTGCTGGGCGACAAGAGCAAGGGCTCGCCTGTTGTCGTTTCGTTCTTGAACGGTCAGGAAACCCCGACCGTTGAAAACGCGGACGCTGATTTCGATACCCTCGGGATCCAGTTCCGTGGTTATCACGACTTCGGTGTCGACCTGCACGAGGGCTACTTGAACGCTCTGATGTCGAAGGGTGCTGCCTGATCTCCTGCGGGTGATCCGTTGAACCCGGGAGGGCTGTTTCCTCCCGGGCTCTGTTTGTTTCATTTTGTTTGGAGATGGTGAAATGGCTCAGGTTCCTGCTCTTATGTACTCCGAGGACGAGGCGATCGACTATACGCCTGACTCTGCGGTTACTGGTGGCGACGTTGTTGTTATCAATGGAATTGTCGGTATTGCTGCAAACGATATTGCAGCAAACCAAAAGGGGGCTCTGCAAACCGAGGGGCTCTTTCGAATCCCGAAAACTACGGCAGCAATCGTTGCGGGGCTTCCGGTTCACTGGGATCCTGTTGGTGATCCTGATTCCGGCGTTGCTGGAACGGGTGCTGCCAATCAATTGGGGATTGGAACGTTCTGCGGTGTAGCTGCCGAGGCTACTGGTTCCGGCGACGATTATGCGATCGTCGACCTGAACAAACCCACCAGTGGCATTCTGGGTGTCACGGCCGTTACTGCGATCGGGACGAATGCTGCGACGGCTGCTGCCCTCGGTCAGGGGTTCAATGTTGTCACGGGCGGTGATGGCACGAAGGGCGTCATCCTACCGGTGGCGAAACCCGGCATGCGTGTTGAGCTGAAAGGCGTCACGGCTGGCGTCCTGAAGGTTTGGCCACAAACCGGGGCGACGATCAACGGGCTGTCTGAGTCCGCTGCAATATCGCTTGCTTCCGGTTTGATTCCTGCAACGTTCATTGCGTCGTCTGCGACGCAGTGGTACACGATGCCATTGCTGCCGAGCTGATCTAAAATGTCTGGTTTCGATGACGATATTGGTGGAATGGTAGACGACCTGCTCGTGCAAGCGGGCGGGTCGTTTTCTTATTTCCGTGGGACAGAAAGTGCTCCTGTCACGCTCATAAAGTCGGCTCGAATGCCGTCTCTTATTGATGCGGGAAACGGGACGGTTGTGGAGGTTCGGTCTGTCGATTTTATCGGCAGGCCGACTGAAATGCCCTACTCGGAACCGAAGCGTGGCGATCGTATTGTTGGCGGTGGCTCGACGTTCGAAGTGCAACCTACAACGGGCGACAAGGTGTTCCTTATCGTGAGCCCACAAATGATCCGTATCCACACGAAGCAGGTGTCTTGATGCCCGTTACTCAATCCCCAAGTTCAGAGGCGATGGCTGCTGTTGTCGATCGTGTGAATTCCGGCGAGACTTACGACATGGACGTCGCTGCCTGCTATACGGAAGCGATCATTGATGTTCTTGAAAATATCGGTCTGGAATTGCGGATCGATGTGGTGTGCGAAGGCGAGCAACAGTTGTCGGAAACGCTGGACGTCGAGGATCGAACGCAGCTGATGGTCCGGGTGTTTATCAGGCAGAAACTTCGGTCTGTCGAAAATGATGAAATCGAACCGCTTAAACTTCTGGTCCGGCAGTTGTGGCAACGGCTGAATAATTATGAAACGGCGGACGGCCGCGTGAAGGTCTGGTCCTGCGATCCGGATCCTAAAGAGGTTCCAATCAAAGCGATCCTTTCCTCGGACTGGCTGTTCGTGGCGACGCTGGTGATGATCATTGAAGTGGAGGCGTCGCTGTGACAACCGACCCGAAAATGCTTACTTCTACGCTCTCAAAAAACGATACGAAGATGCTGGTTGTTGGCTTTTCTGCAATGCGGAAACGGCTGTCTGTTTTGGCTTCACCAAAAATACGGGATCGGATCGCAAAGTCTGGGCTCGGCTCTGGCTTGAATATTGTCCGGACTGGAATCCGGAAAGAAGGACCGAAGGGGATCAGGGGTGCTATCGGTCGGAAAATCAAAAAGGGAAAATCCCAGGGCTCGTGGTTTGCCTATGCAGGAATCAACGTCGGAAAAATGGGCGGCGGCAATCGAAAATATACTTTTGGCTTTGGTCACCTGGTTGCTCTAGGAACGGCCGAACGTCATCGCGACAAGCTGGGTGGGAAATTTAAGTCGATTGAAAACCCAACGGACGACCAGTTGTCAACTGGTGAAATGCCGTCGAATGATTTTGTGAAGCGTGGTTACTCAAACTCGATTGGGCGGGCGATGGCTGCTCTCGATCGACGTGTGGGGCAAAAGGTCGATCAAGAAGTTGAAAAACTGAAGAAAAAATAACCCAAAGAAAGGGGTTTTGAAAATGGCGAATAAAATCAAATCGAAGGGGACGACCCTTCTTATGTCGATCGCTTCGGTCTTCACGGCGATTCCGCAGATGAAGTCACTCACGATCTCCGGTGAGAAATCGGAAACGTTCGAGAACGTTACTCTGGACGGGATTGCGTTCAAAACAAAATCCGCGACGGGGTATGTCGACCCGTGCTCAATCTCTGCGGACGTTTTCTACGATCCGCAGGACGCGGTTCACGCCGCGTTTATCGCTTTGGTCGCTGCTCCGGTGGCGACGTCATTTAAAGTCACTTATGCTGATGCTGGACCAACGTCTGTGACGTACTCTGGCGTCGGTTTTGGATTTGATAAGTCAGCAACCCCTGCGGATGGTCTGTCGGGTTCTCTGACGATTGAAACTTCGGGAGCCCCAAGCTGATGAAGGCAAAACTTGTTATTGATCATTTCGCCGATATGTCCTCTATGACGGAGGAGCAAAAAAAGAAGGTGAAATTCGCTCGAACGAAACCGGGCGGAAAACCGGAGGCGATCTACCCTGCCGGGACGGAGTTCGATGGGGAGCAGGCTCTTGCGTTGTGCCGCAATGGGCAGGCTGCTCCATCTGATCCGGAATGTGCCGAGGCTCTCGGTTTGTCCGGTGCTCAACTCGAAGCCCTGCAGGTTGACTACAAAATGACGTCGCTCGGAATTCACAAAAAGGAAGATCGTGAATTGTTCCGTGCTGGCGTTATCTCTGGTTTCGACAAGGACGGCAAGTATAAGCCCGGTGCGAACTGGGCTGCTTACAACGAAGCGAAGGTCGTTGCTTCGAATCCGGAGGGTGAAGTCTGATGTCGGGTATCTTCCAAAGGTTCGCAAAAAGGAAATCATACCCTGTCGATATCGATGGGGAGGTTGCCTACATTTGCGAACCTACTATCGGTCAGATCGATCGGGTGCAGGCTTTGGGTGGTGCAAAATCTACCGGGCTGGCAATCGGTTTTTGTATGGTTCATCAGGGCGGTGCTCATGTTTTCTCTGCGCTTCCGGATGAATCGGACGAGGCGTTTGCCGATCGGGTTTTGTCTGAAGCCAACGACTGCACGGTTTCTGTTGTTCGTCAAATCTCGGACGCGATCCTGAAGCTGATCAAGCCGGTCGATCAGGACGCTCTTGCAAAAAACTGAAAGGGGATCGTGAGGCGAAGTTCGCTGCCGAATTTGCACGTTCCCTCGGAAGGGCGGACTGGTGGAATTTGCGTAGCGAGCACACACCGTTCCAGTGGGCTTCCCAACGTGCTCTTTATGATGTCGCGGTTTGGGGCGACCGGCGTTCCGACCTGCGGGTTGCGATTCAGACTGCAAATCTGATCGCTGCCCAGCAGGCGGAACCTGTCCCGGATGAAGAATTCCGGGAAATGGTTCGGTCGATGTCGTCTTATATGCCGGGCGAATCCTCGGAATCCGAGGACGATATTTTCGATGCGGCGGCTCTTGCGGTCCTGAAAAAAGGTGGAATGAAATGTCCGGAATAGGCGACATCGTTGCGAACATGCAGCTTAACTCGATGGGCTTCTCAAAGGGTCTTAATAGTGCTGCCGGTTCGCTCGGCTCGTTCGCTGGTAAGGTGGCATCGATCGCAGGACCGATCGGTGCCGCTCTTGCGGCTGCCTGGGGTGGTGCGGCTGCTATATCGTCTTACAAAGAGCAATTGAAAGCCGAAAAGAAACTCACGGCTGTTCTTGAAACAACCGGGCATGCCGCTGGGCTCACTGCCGGTGAAATGAAAACCTACGCTGGCGAGCTGCAGGGGATTACGAACTACGGGGACGAGGCGACGATCGAGTCGATGGCTCTGCTGGCTACGTTCAAAGAAATCAAAGGGGTGAACTTCAAAGAAGCGATCGTTTCGATTCAGGATATTTCGTCGGTTATGGGGACCGACATGAAGGGGGCTACGATACAACTCGGAAAAGCCCTGAACGACCCGATGAAAGGAATGTCGGCTCTGGCGAAGTCTGGCGTGTCGTTTACTGAACAGCAGAAAGCCCAAGTCAAAGCCATGCAGGAATCCGGCGACATGGCCGGTGCTCAACAGGTAATCCTCAAAGAACTCCAAGGCGAGTTCGGTGGGGCTGCTCAGGCGATGGCTGATCCGTGGACGCAGGCGATGGGCGTTTTTGGTGACGTCGGGGAAATGTTCGGCTCGCTGCTCCTGCCTGTTATTGA